AAACAAGTGTTGGTTCTGCCTTAAAACCAACATATAGTAGATGTGAATTAGGAAGAAGATGTGTAATAAAAACTTTTAATCAATTTGTATTTCGTAAATTTACATTATTAGTAGCAATAAGTAATTCAAAATGTGTTGGAAAGGAATTATATGAAAAAGGTGGTATGACAAAAGAACGATTATTAGAATTTTTAGAAAAAAATGTATTTTCAAAATACAAAGACCATCTTATTATTTTAGACAATGCAGGAAGTCATAATAACGAGTTAATAAAAAATGCCATAATAAAAAGTGGTAATCATTATTTATTTGCTGTTCCTTATACACCAAAAACTGATGCGATAGAACAATACTTTAACCAAGTAAAAACATATTTGAAAAAAGATAGAAATGTAGCAAATTTTCAAGAATTAGAAAAGAATGTAGAAAAAGCAATTAACAAAGTAAAACCAGAAAATTATAAAAATTATTTTGAATATGCTTATAATTTGAAAGAAGGGTATGAATTAAAAAGGAAATCATCAACAAGACGGAGAAAATTAAAAATTTATAAATAACATACTTAAAATTTATTTATTATTTTAAGTATATTGTAATGCGTCTTAAAAGTGAATTGTATAAAAAAGAGCAGGAAGAAATAGTTGATAAAATTATAACCATTTTGGATTTAGAAAATAAAACAGAATATACACTTTATGAATTAGATAAAAATGAAGAAATCCAAAAACAAATAATGGAACTAATACCAGAAATAAGAAAATATTATAGTTTTAATGGAATAAAAGCAGTTGGAGAACCAAATAAAATAAAAAGACCTTGGTTATCAATAATAAAACATCTTATTAAGAAAAAATATAATATGGTAAGTTTAGATTATCATTTTACAGAAGAAGGCAAACATATTAGAACACAGAAATATATGTTTAATTTATTATGAAATATATTTAAAATTATATCCGTGAGTATGGTTTCTTTCTCCATATAACACTCTTCTAATACATCCTCCGCTAATAGTTATATTTCTGTTTTTTTGTAAATAATCTATTGCGAAAGGCACATAATCAAATCTGCCTATTAAATCTTCTTCATAATAAACATTAAAAGGTTTTGGTTGTCCTCTAATTTTTTTTTGTAATTCTGTTTTTCTGTTTAACAATTGTTTCATTACCTTTCTATGTAATGTTTTTATTTTTTGTTCTTCTATTTTTAATTTTATATCTGGGTTAGAATAATAATCCTTCATTCTTTCACTATGTTTTTTTGCTATTTCGGGGTTATTTTTATGTATTTCCTTCATTCTTTCACTATGTTCTTTTGCTATGTCTGGATTATTTTTATAAAATTCTTTTTTTATATTTGACATAATTTCTCTATTTTCAGTATTTGAATAATATTTTTTACTATTATTTGAAACTAATTGTCTTGCTTTTGGATTATTTTCAAAATATTCTTGTCGTTTTTTTGATTGTTTTAATCTATTTTCTGGATTTGAAAAATATTCTGTCATTCGTATTGACATATTTTCCTTTGCTTCTGGATTATTTATATAATATGATTTTATTTGATTAGATAGTCGTAATTTATTTTCTGGTTTTTCAAAATATTTTTTTACCTCTATTGATTTAGCAATGCGAATTGAAGCATCGCTAAAATATAATTTTGATTTTTCTGACATTATTCTTTTACTTTCTTCTGTATGTCTATATCCAACAACGCCTTCACCTCCGTCAGTCATATTATATCCATTTCCTTTCAAATAATGTGTATTGTAGAATAATATATATTCTATTTCTAACATATTTAATTCATCTCTATCGTGTGCTATATCAATTGCTTCATAAATAATCGTGTTTTCTCCATATTTTCTTATTGCTTTTGATAATAAATATTGTGCGTCTGTTTTGCTTATACATATATGTTCGTTAATTCTGTCTTCTATTCCTTTAGTTGTTTGTCCTATGTATTTTTTTCCATTTGGAAATATTATACAATATATAAACCCATAAATACATTCTTCCATTCTTTTTTATTTATTATAATAACAAATTATTTATTTCAATTTTATTAAATTTAATTATATTTAGCGAAAACTACTTAAAATAAAAATATTAAGGAATATTATAAGAGATGGAAATAAAAGAAAAACCACCTGACGACTTTTTCAAAGGAATTAAAACATCTTTGAAAAGTGTCTTGAAACATCCAGATATTAACTTACCCAAAATTACAAATGCTGTCATTAAGTGTAATAAAATCGTTATTCAAACTATGATGTTTATGAAACTTTTTTTATTAGACCATTATGATAAGCATAATAAATTACCAGTTATTAATGATGAATTTATTAACTCTTGTATGAAAATATTATGTAATGAAAAAGCAACTGGAAGACCACCTAAAAAAGAAATAAAAGAACTCAAAGATGGGTTAACTGCTTTTTACAAAACAGAATTTCAACCACTTATTCAAAATGAAAATTTGGATTATACTCATATGAATACCATTTTAGATTATTTAACGATTGATATTCTTACGATGTATGAGAACAATATTAAATTACATTATGTAGAGTATGTTGAACGATATGTAAATGTAATTTGGAAAAAGAAATTTATTATGAATAAAATAAAAAGGTTGAATATTACACAAAAAGCAAAGGAACAAAGAGTAAATAATTTATGTAATCAATTACGAAAAATTAAAACTGATTTACTAAATATTGAAAATAGCAATTATAAATCTCATTCTATGTATCATAAATGGATTAACCAACAAAAACAATTTATCACACCAAATAAAGCAACTTACAAAAAGAATAATATTGTTTATGACTTAATGTGCAGTCCTTTTGATTATTTTACTTGTATGATTTTTATGATGAAACAAATTGAAAAAGAAGAACAAACAATTTATAATGTATTTCCTATGAGAAGTGAAGTTATACCAAAACACATACGATTAGATACAACTACATTAGTGCATCTTCTTATGACAAAGAAACAAGGAAATAAAAGTGATTTTTTAACAAAAGGAAATTTGAAAAGAAAAGAAGATAAAATATGGGAGTTCTTTTTTAGGAGTGAAAGAAAATTTTTTAAGAAGAAATATTACGAATTTCATCATATGATAGAAACCGATGGAGTAAGTTGTTCTTTGTTATTGTTGCGTAAAGACCTAATTGGAAAGAAATTGCCTATGATGAAAAAAGGTTTATCAAATGAAACATATATTGATGAACTAAATGATTATTCACAGATACAAAATAAGAAAATTATAGCAATAGACCCTGGAAAATGTGATTTAATTTATTGTGTTGATGATTGTAATAAAGAAGCAAATAAGTTTCGTTATTCACAAGACCAACGAAGAAAAGAAACAAAGAAAAAGAAGTTTTCAAAAATACAACTGGAATTAAAAAAAGAAAAAATAAATGGCAAAACCATTATAGAATGGGAAACTGAAATATCTAAATTCAATCGTAAATCACTTAACATAACAAAATTTAAGGAATACATACAAAAGAAGAGTGAAATAAATGGAATGTTATTTACCTTTTATGAAAAATATATTTTTAGAAAATTACGCTTACAAAGTTATAGAAACACAAAAAGAAGCGAACAAAAAATGTTAAACAATTTCAAACGCATTTTTGGAAATGAAAAAGATGTTGTAGTTTGTTTTGGTGATTACGAACAGAAAAAACAAATGAAATTCAAAGAAGCAACTAAAGGAAAAGGTACGAGAACCTTATTTAGAAAAGCAGGATTTCAAACTTATTTGGTTGATGAATTTAGAACAAGTTGTATGTGTTCCAAATGTGAAATAGGTATTTGTAAAAAGACAATGGTTAGAGAAAATCCAAAACCATATAGAAGCGGTAATGTCTTAATCCACGGACTGATTTGTTGTAAGAACGGATGCGGTTATTGGAATAGAGATGTTAATGGTGCTACAAATATTTACAAAATTGCTTATAATGCGATAAATAACGAAGAAAGACCAAATTATTTATCCAGAAGCAAGAATTTATCAACTGGTTTAGACGAACCAGTAAAACCAAAATTTACACGCTCTGCGAAGGGCAAACCTTATTGATTTTTTATTTCACCGAAAGGTGCGGTTTTAAATCTTCAAGGGTGTAAATACTTATTATATTATTTATTTATACGCTTGTTTATCTATTACAACTTCTTTTGCTATGTTTTTTATAATTTTTTCGTAATTCTTGTCTGATTCTTCTTTAGTAGACCCACTCATTGCATTGAATAACATTTCTTGATATCTGTCATTCTGTTTTGAATCCGGATTATTATATTCTGGATTTGCCTTTTGCCATTCAACTATCTGTTTCATATTCTTATGACCTACTATTTTTATCGCTTTTGTTAGTTTTGTTTTATTTTCATCATCTTTTTCCCATAAATCTTGGTCTTTTATATATATTATATCTCTTTTTGAATCCGAACAATGAATTGGTCTGTCAGGCACATTTAATGATGTTAAACCATTGATAAATATTTTTGATATACCTTCTACATAACTGGTTTTTGCTGTGTATTCAAGGTCTTTCAATTTGACATTGAGAGAATCTATAAAATCTGACATATTAATTGCATCTTTGCATGTTTCGTTTAAAAATATATTTAAATTAAAATTGTTGTTGTTAGTTGTATTATTTATTGTATTATTATTTGTCGTAATATTACTACCAATATGTCTAATATTCATATTTTCTTTTGCAATTTCAAACATTTTATTATGTTGTTCATGTAACATTTCTTGTAGATTTTGGTTCTGCTCTATTAATTGCATCACCAATTCTTTTGTTATCGGTTCATAATTTTTATTTTCATCAACTACCTGTTTTTTTAATCTTATATCACTATTTAACACATAATTACACGTCTTCTTATGATTATTCAGGCTTTGTCTGTGTAGATATTTTTTACCACAAATACACTCATTTTTTGGGATATTTTGGTAAGTATTTTCGGTGACATTTGTAAGTCTCTTATGTTTCAGTGTTAATAAATGTTTGTTATAATCTTTATTGCTACTGGATATATAGTCACAAATTTTACAACAAAAATAATTTGGGATTTTTGGGACAAATTCCGGAGTATTTTTCCCCATATTATACTTACAGAAAAATCCCTAAATTGTTTTTTCACAAAAATATAAAAAATTTTATCGTAACAAAAAAAATGCCGGTTTTTTAGTTTCCACAGCATTATCGTAAGGATTTCATTTTTGACAACTTTTTTGGGAAAAGTATTTCCGTTTTTCAAAAATGGACATTTTAAAAATGTCCAAAATCGAAAACCCTTTTTACTTTTTGGAAAAAATTTGTTACTGAAAATATTACTGAATGATAGTTTAAAAAACCCCACATGATTACTCGTCATAATACAAAAAATATAAATTACAGCATAAAAAATATGGTGAAA